AAAGTTTATTGCTCCAGCACTTAATATGTATGAAGGACAGTTAAAGGCTGTTTCATTTTTGCCAATGGGAAATAAAACATATCCACAGCAACCATATACAGAAATAACAAGAGAAGAATATAACTCATATGTTGGAACAATTGGTAAAATTGATTGGTCTGCTATTTATGATGGAGTAGAAAATCTTGAAGCAGAAGGTGAAGCATACTGTTCAACTGATGCTTGTGAGATTAAACTATACTAGTCTCTAGCCTGCTATAATTAGGTTAGGAGAAAAATGTCTAATCCATCTAACTTATATGCAGAAAAAATTTACTCAGAACACCCAACGGTTCTCTGGGCACTTGATGATCAATTAGACTATATTAGCCTATTAACAGAAAATCAAAGACAAATATATTCTGGTTGGACTATTACAAATGGAACAGCCATATCTGGAACTTCTATTTTAAATGAACCATTTCAAAATAGTGCCACAACAATTTTACAAGGTATTGTCCCAACTGGATCTAGTAATACAATAACCTGTATAAGTCCAGATATAGTAAACTTTTCTGATCTTGAGCAGGCACTTGGAACTTTTTGTTTTGGATCTTACTTTTATTCAAATAGCGCATATCTATCATCAATTGAAATTGGTTATGAGTATACAGATACTACAACATCTGTAACTATTCAAAAATTAAAAAACTTTGACACTTCCTTACTTAATAGTTGGGGATTTATATCTGAAACATTTGAAATACCAAATGAAAATACTAATTTAAGATTAGTTATTAAAGTAACAATGCTTTCTGGTGGATCATCTACATCAGACTATAATATTTATTTTAATGGGTTAAGTCTTGGTCAATGGTCTGAAGAATTTAATACAAAATCTTTAGGACTAACTCCATCAACCTTTCCATCAAATATTGATTTAACAACAAATAATTTAGTTATATCTGCTCCAGCATATGGAATGTCTTCAGATGAAGGATATTATTTGGTAAATGAAAAAAATCTTTTTGCAAAAAATACAGGAGTTCCACTTGTTTTTGGTGCAGCAAATGTAACACAATTAACACCAAATAATAATTTACCATCAATAATTTTTCCAGGAAAAGGATTTTTAAATGAATTAGGAAAATATAAAGAATATACAGTAGAATTTTGGGCAAGAATTAATTCAAATAGTTATGAACCAAAAAGAATTTTTGGACCTATTTCAAGTCAAGATGGACTGTATGTAGAAGGTGGATTTTTAACTTTAGTTATTGGAGATGCTTTTGCATCACATTTTATTGGTGAATGGTATAGACCAATGCTTATTCATATACGCATTATTAAGGACTCTGCAACATTATTAGTAAATGGCGAAGAAGTAATATCTCTTCAATTAGATACAAAAAATTTAAACTTTCCATCAATTTTAAATGAAATTAATGGAAAACAAAAAGACTGGCTTGGATTTTATTCATATGACAACGTTACCCCAGTTGAAATTGATTGTTTTGCTATTTATTCTTATCAAGTTCCCAATATTTTAGCAAAACGTAGATGGGCATATGGTCAGGCAGTTTTATCACCAGATACAATTAATTCTGAATATGGTGGAACGTCTGCTTTTATTGATTACCCATTTGCAAACTATACTTCTAATTATAGTTATCCAAACCTTGCAAGTTGGCAACAAGGAACTTTTGATAATCTTGCAACTACAAATACTTCATTAACAACGCCACAATATTCTCTTCCAGAAATATTTTTAGGATCAAAAACAAAACAAGAATTTTATAATGACTGCAAAGCAATTCAATCAGGAATAAATAAATTTATTACATTTAGACCAAATTCTTCCTGGAATGGAATAAATACATATATAAACTTCCCTAGATTTAATATTCTTGCAGATCAAATTCATTCAATTTATGGTGTTTTTGAAATTAAAGAAAATGATCTATCAAATCAAATATTGTTTAAAATTTATAATACTTTAACTGGTAATTTTTTTAGTATAAGAAAAGATGGACCAAATATTGATTATTACTTAACATATAATGGTATTGAAGAAGAATTTTATTCCGTTAGTTCATTTCCAGTTGGAGAACCAATAGCATTTGGAGTTCAAATTCAAACATTGATTGATTCATTTGGTGGAAATGTTGCAGCATTTTTTGGTAATCAAAATGGATTAAAATTTTATGTTGGCGGAGATGAATCAGGAAATTTAACATTTACTGGAAAAATTTATTCTGTTGGACTTTCAACATCTTTAAATGCTTTAGATATTGCATCACATTTTAATAATGATGGTATTGCAATACTTGAAGATGGACAAGAACTAATTGATCATACTGCTAGTTATACATTATTACCAACACAGGCTTATGGTCAATTCTTTTTAGATATTGGTGTAGCGGGATATTGGGAAGACTATATGCCATTATCTTATTTTGCAAAATATGTAGAAAATGATATTGGAAATAAATATTATGATTTAGATTTTTTGCAATTTAATATTGGATATCCTGCACCATCAAAACTATTTGAAACAGAGACTATTCAAAATTGGACATATGAAGAACTTAAAAATAAATATAAATCACCAATACAAAAAACTTATTCAACATTAGACAACGCATTGTTTTCTGGATGGCACAATTATGAAGATATGTCACAAGATGCTGTTAAGTATTTTGAATATGATACCACTGGAGCATCAATCAAAAGTTATATAACTTTCCAATATATTGCTGATGGTGCAAATTCACTTCAAGATACTTTTACAACAAAATTATCACCAAAAGAAAATTTAATTATTGATATGGATGAATATCCAGGTTGGTTAACAACAAAGTTTGAAGTTTTAAATAATACACTTATTTATCCAACAAAAAGTGTAGATTTTAATGATTTGGCTATTGTTTATCATCTTGATTTTAATATTAGAAGTGTATTAACAAAACCAATATTATTAAAAAAATTAGAAATTGCATCACAAGCGTTTAATGATACATCTTTTAATCCAGTGGGTACTAGATTTGGAGTAGATCTTTTTCCATATAAACGCTCTGGATATTACTATGATTATAAGTCAAAAAATCCATTTAGCATTTATAAAGGAAGTACTCCATATTTATATTTAAATAAAAATTCTGGAATTCAAATTCGTGGAGATTTTGAACCATTGATTGACCGTGGAATTTCAATGCCAATTAATAAAACAAATTCTAGCAACTATCGTGTTAGTGCAATGCAATTATGGTTAAAATATGAAGATAGGTTATTTAGCAATACAGATGTAGAACTTTTTGAAATAAATTATAAAAAAGACACTATTAAGTTTTATATTAGTGCAAATGCTGAAAATGGAACAAGAGGAAAAATCTATGCAAGAAATGCAAGTGATAACTCAGAGTTTAATGGTATTTCATATTATATTAATGGAACGTTAGTTCGTGAACCAGTAATAGGTCTTAAAGATTGGACAGTTCTGGGCATAGTATTTAATAATGCTTTAATTTTTGATTCATACCTTGGAAATATAAATTTGACTGGTCCAGCAACATTTAATAATATTGCATATTATCAAGCCAATAATCTACAGCAAGTTCAAAATACCATTAATAGATCATGGTTTAGAGTTGAAAGCAGTGGACTTACAAGTTATGACTGGCAGTACTGGTCTAATAATTTTACCTGGGAAGGAGTTTTGGTTATATCTTCTACAGAGGCTTATGGAGTCAACCCAGTAGATGTTTATAATACATACCTTGGAACTAATAAAATTATTATTGATGATGATCTTGGAATGACTATAAATCCTGAAAAAATTAAGGTTTATAGCAACTCATTATGGTTTAATACTGTAGCCATTCCCGTATAGCATGATATACTTATGGTATGGACATGAATAATAATCCGCTAATTAATCGCAAAACTGGTAAGCCTATTGTAGGAAATGTACGTCGTAAGGTCATTGATAAGCAATATGACTGGGGGCTTTATGTTTATAAGAAGTCAAACGGAAAATGGTTTACAGATGGTAATGGATCTGTACTTAACATCCCCTCAATGAAAGGTGATGTATCACAAGTTGCAAAATTAAAACAAGCAGCGATGGGAAATGGCGATCCAGGAGATGGTGAAGCAATATTTGTTCCTGGTCTTACAAGAATTTCTGAAGAAGAACATTCAGAGCAAATGGATAGACTAAAACAAGGACTTATTCCATCAATGAATGATCTTGGTGCATGGAAGGCAGCGCAAGATACACTTAGTACACATGGAAGAGATGCTTACGAAAATGGTTGATGAAGAGTATGAATATGTTGTTCCTGCAAGTTTAAATACTCAGGAAAAAGAAGAAAATATATTTAAAAGACAAGATCCATTTATTCGTCCATGGGATGAGTTAAAATCTCTTAATAATTTAGATATTAACTTTAAAAGAAAAACAACAAGAACAGAAAAAGCATATGGTGGAGACTATACTTCTTTTTCAAATGTTGATACAAAAAATGCAATGCGTCCATATGATCCAGCAACAATGGATGCATATCTTACAGGAGCAAAAGCAAGTCCAGTTGGGCAAGATGGAACGGAATCAAAACAACTAAATCCTGGGACTGTTTACAGAAATGGTTATGGTATTTTTGATGTTATTACACCACCATACAATCTGTATGAACTAGCAAATTTTTATGATACTTCATTTGCAAATCATGCTGCAATTGATGCAAAAGTTGAGAACGTTGTTGGATTAGGTTATGATTTTAATGTAAATGATGGCACTATGCTACGCATGGAAATGAATGATGATCCAGAGGCTGTAGATCGTGCTCGTAAACGCATTGAAAGAATGAAACTTCAAATGCGTGAATGGATTGAATCATTAAATGATGATGATTCTTTTACAAAAACAATGGAAAAAGTTTATACAGATGTTCAAGCAACTGGAAATGGATACCTTGAAGTTGGTCGAACAGTAAATGGAGATATTGGGTATGTTGGTCATATCCCATCTACAACATTGCGTGTTCGTAGATTAAAGGATGGATTTGTTCAAATTATTGGTCAGAAATTAGTTTATTTCCGCAACTTTGGAGCAACAAACTTAAACCCATTAACAGCAGATCCTCGTCCAAATGAAATTATTCACATAAAAGAATATTCACCTTTAAATACATATTATGGAGTTCCAGATATTGTGGCTGCACTACCTTCACTTATTGGTGATCAATTAGCATCACAGTACAATATTGATTATTTTGAAAATAAAGCGGTACCAAGATATATTATCATGCTTAAGGGTGCAAAATTATCACCAGATGCAGAAGATAAGATGTTCCGATTTTTACAAACAGGTCTAAAGGCTCAATCTCATAGAACACTATATTTGCCACTTCCTGGAGACCAAGACCATAATAAAGTTGAGTTTGAGATGAAGGCTATTGAAAATGGTATTCAAGAAGGTTCATTTAAAGAATATCGAAAGCAAAATCGTGATGATATTTTTATTGCTCATCAGATGCCTATTTCAAAAATTGGTGGATCAGACTCTGGTTCTTTGGCTGGGGCTTTGTCTCAAGATAGAACATTTAAAGAACAAGTATCTCGTCCAGAACAAAGAAACCTAGAAAAAACAATTAATAAGATTATTAAAGAAAAAACTGATATTCTTGAATTTAAGTTTAATGAACTTACACTTACAGATGAAATTGCACAATCTCAAATTCTTGAAAGATATGTCAAGAATCAGATTATGCTTCCAAATGAGGCTCGTGAAGTACTTAATCTTCCACAGGCACAACATGGAGATCAACCACTTCAGTTAACTGCAAGGGCAGCAGCAGATGCAAATGCTAATAACAAAAAGACTAGAACTCGTGATGGACAAAGAGCAAATAATCAATCTGATGGAGCAGCAACAGTCTCTGGAAGAAATGCAAAGGGTCAAGGTAGATCATCTCAATAAATGAGAAAACCTTGAAAACATTTGATATAATAGAGTTGATATGAGTATCAATAAAGCACACTGGACAACTGAAGGTAACAATTTACGATTTTCTATGCCAATTGGCAAGGTAGATCAGGAACGTCGCCTTGTATCAGGATTTGCAACACTAGATAATATTGATAAACAGGGAGATATTGTAGATACACAAGCAAGCCTTGAGGCTTTTAAAAAGTTTCGTGGTAATTTGCGTGAAATGCATCAACCAACAGCAGTAGGCAAAGTAGTATCTTTTAAGGAAGATAAGTATTTTGATCCATCAACAAAGAAGTTTTATAATGGAGTTTTTGTTTCAGCATATGTTTCAAAGGGTGCACAGGATACCTGGGAAAAAGTTCTTGATGGAACACTAACTGGTTTTTCAATTGGTGGAAATATCACAAAGTCTGATGATGAATTTAATGTAGAAATTGATAAGGCTATTCGTGTTATTAAAGAATATGAATTATTTGAGTTGTCTCTTGTAGACAGTCCAGCAAATCAATTTGCTAATGTTATTTCAATTGAAAAAGTTAATGGGGAAAATGTTATGGGTGGATATTTATCAAAAGCAGTAGTTGACAATGTTTACTGGTGTAATTCAGATGACATCGTAAGAGTATCTCCAGAGTCACAAGAAGACTGCCCTACATGTAGCAAGACAATGAAAAATATTGGTTTCGTAGAAAATGATGATGAAAATATAGAAACAATAAAGTTCTTAGTTGATAGTGCAAAAGGCATTAGAACAATTAAGATGACAAAGGAGGCAAATCCAATGACAGATGAAACAACAACAGTTGTTGAAGATGTTGTAACTGAAGAAGTTACACCAGAAGCACCAACAGAAGAAGTTACAAATGTTGAGGTTGCTCCAGAGACAGAAGCAGAAGTAGAAAAGAAGGATATCAATGAGGCTGTAGATAGCCAAGATATTGTTGGTGCTACACCAAAGAATCCTTCAGATGCTGATGCTAAACCAGAAATCCAAAATGTAGAAAAATCTGATGATGAAGCAGTTGCCACTGCTGTTGCAGATATTAAGGATTCTCTAACTAATGCCTTTGGCGACCTAACAGCAACCGTAAAATCAATTAGCGATCAGGTTGCTGAACTATCAAAGTCCCTTGCAGATGTAAATGGAAATTTAGCAACAGTCAACAACAAGGTTGAAACTGTAGCAAATGAAGTTGCAAATGTTCAAGGTAACTTTAATGAGTTTGGAAAGCGAGTAGATAAAGTTGAGGCTGACACTGCTTTCCGCAAGTCTGGCGATCTTGGCGAGATCGTACAGGAGTTCGCAGAAATGCGTACTCACAAATCCCTATGGGGCGGTAGTTTC